CCTGCGGGATGATCATGGACCGGATCATCCTATGCGAGCAGACATCTCAGAGGCTGGAGAAGTATCAGATAGACCACGGCGTTTTAATGTCGGGTCATTGGAGATACAGACCGTATGAGAAGATACAGATCTGCTCCGCCCAGACCCTTGAGAAGCGGGAGATGTTCCCTGACTTCTCCTTGGCTGTGATTGATGAATGCCACACGGTCCGAGAAAAGATTGCAGAGTACATCCGAAACAACCCTAACATGAGAGTGGTAGGACTTTCGGCTACACCTTTTACTAAGGGGATGGCTCTGACCTACGACAACATCATCTCCACGGTCACGACCCAACAGTTGATGGATCAGGGAGTCCTAGTTCCATTGAAGATTTATGTCGCCAAAGAGATCGACATGAGCGGGGCTAAGAAAGTCGCGGGTGAATGGAGCCAAGCCGAGGCTACGGAACGTGGACTCAAGATCACGGGCGATATCGTGGCGGAGTGGGTTAAAAAGACCCATGAAATATTTGGCAAGCCGGAGAAGACTATCGTGTTCTGTTCCGGCGTGGCTCATGGTATGGAACTATCCAAGAAGTTCGCAGAACAGGGATATAACTTTGTCTCTGTCTCCTACCATGATACGAATGAAGAGAAGCAAGAAGTCATCCGAGAGTTCTCTAAACCTGATTCATCCATTCACGGACTTGTAGCCACAGATGTACTTACGAAAGGATTCGACGTTCCTGACGTGAAGATCGGCGTATCGGCTCGACCGTTCTCTAAATCCCTATCCTCTCACATCCAGCAGATGGGCAGGGTTATGCGGGGTCATCCGAGTAAACAATTTGCGGTCTGGTTGGATCACTCGGGCAACTATCTTAGATTCTTTGAAGACTGGCAGGAAATCCTACACGCTGGCGTTTCAGAGCTAGACGATGGGAAAGAGAAACCCAAAAAAGAAAAGACCGAGAAAGAAAAGAAAGAATCCAAGTGCCCCAAGTGCGGCTACTTTTGGAAAGGTTTGTCTGTCTGTCCGGCTTGTGGTTGTATTCGAGAGAGGAAGAGCATAGTCGAATCCGTACCCGGCGAGATGGAAGAATTGGGAGCTTTCAAGTTCGAAGACAAGCAAAAGTTCTGGTCTGAGTTACAGTTTCAGAAGAAGTATCGCGGCTGGTCCGACAAGAGATGCCTAGCTACCTATCGGGAGAAGTTTGGCGTATGGCCTCGGGGTCTAAACGATACAGTTGTTACCCCTTCACCTCAGACAGAAGCATACATACATAAACGTACACAAGCGTACATCAGACAGATGAAAAGGAGATAAATGGACTTCATCCAAGCCTGTCAGATACACGGGATATTGATTGACCACCTACCCCCGCTCGGGATATGGAAACGATACCCTACAGAGACACACCCAAGAAAGAGGAACGGCGCGGTCAAGTGGATGGGAGATCATGGGTTCATTCAGGATCACGCGAGAGATACAGAAGTCATCGTGTGGAAAGGGCAGGAACTGCCTCGGCATGACTTGGGGCAGATGATCCTAAAAGCCCAGCAGGACACGATCCGGAGGCAGAAGTTAGCCTCTCAAAAAGCGGCTTACATTCTGAACAACTCAGAAAATGAAACCCATGAGTACATAATTAGGAAAGGGTTTTGTAACCTAAAGGTTCCAGTTTTTGAGGGCAAAGCTATCATACCCATGAGGATCAATGGAGCTTTAGTTGGGTGTCAAATGATCTCGCCGGACGGATCAAAGAGATTCCTATCGGGGCAGGTCACAGCGGGAGCCAGTCTGACCATTGACAACAAAGGAATGAATTATCTAGTCGAGGGATATGCCACGGCGTTAAGCCTGAGAGCCGCACTAAAGACAATCGGCGTGAGATACACGATACACGTCTCATTCTCGGCTGGAAACATGGCTAAATTAGCTAAGAGCCTGACCAAGGGGATGATTATTGCTGACCATGACCCCGTAGGCGAAAAAATAGCCCGAGAGTCGGGCTGGTCTTACTTCATATCCGGAAAAGAGGGGGAAGACTTTAACGACCTTCACCTTCGGGTTGGTCTTGAGGCGGCAGCGGCTCAATTAAGGGCAAAACTCTATGGATTGTGAAGCGGGAGGGGATGACTCTTTCAAGGATTTCCCTGAGAGAATCACCCTCCATGTCCATAGAAAAATGGACTTCATCGTCAGATAACTCTATCCTATAAATCAATCAATCCTCTCGACCTTGACGGTCTCAACGTAGTAATCCTCGACCACGGACGGATCAGGATCAAACTGCTCATGGGCTAGATGGCTGGCTTCTGTCTCATCTTCTGCCAAGATAGTAAAAGTCTGTTGGGCTACTGCCCGAATGGTCACAGAGTAACTATTCATTTTCCCTCCATTGTAACCAGTTGATAATCAAGGATTTTGAAAGGTGCATGACCCCTGTATTTCATGTTCTTCAGGTGCTCTAAAGAATCCGCATAGAACGCTATGTGATCGTCAGGCACTCCAGCGGTGTCACTATTTGCCCCCTCATCGTAGTCCATAAGAGAGATATAAATATCCTCTTTTTCATTCGTGTCGGCCCACTCCACAAAAGCGCAAGCCCCGATGATCTCCACGCCCGCCCCTATTTCAACCACCTCGGGCGGCACTATGGTCTGATTAAATTGCAGCTTCATTTCATTAATTCCTCATAAGTAATTGCTAAAAAAAACATAAACACGACAAAAAGCATATAGAAAATAAAGTTCCTGACCCTGCGGCGGGAGAAGTCTGACTCAATCCCCAATAGCGCGGCTTGTACCTTCTCGCCTTCTTTATCCACGTAGTTTGTTTTTGGGAAATAGTTCCCCCCGATCAACACTTTGCCCGTGTTATAGGGCTTAAACTTCACCTCATAGTGAAACCGTTTTACCGGCTCTTTTACCGGCTCTTTTTTTCTACGTGCGTTCATATGAGTGCCTCGGGGAATTCATCCCAAAATTGTTTTTCGATCCGCTTTAATTCTTTAGCGGTCATCGGGCAGATGGTCGGGAATGGATACCAGTTGGGGGCTTTCATCGCGCCTCTCTCCTTCCTATTTCGATTAGTCGTTTCGCTTCGTCTCGGTGCTCGGGTTTTTCTGCTTGAAGTAGTAGGTTTATCCATGACCCTTTAATCACTCCCTTTTCGTATTGATAGCCCGTCTCAATGTAAAAATGTTCAGTCTGTTTCATGTAACGCCTCATATTCCATTTGTGCAAGGTCTGCCCAGTCGTCAATGATGAATTCAATCTCATCCTCATCAAGGTCGCGGGCTTCCAGCTTGAGGCGTAACTGTCGTTCGTTCATGTCTCATCTCTCCACAATCGGGCAAAATTGCCCCGCAAAGCCTGACCCGCAAGCCTTGCAGAGTTTTCGCTCAACGATACAAATAGTCCAATTCCCCGATGGAAACATAAGAATAGTCCATCTTGACCTCTCTAGCGGTTGCTTCCCAATCAATATGAACCCATGCTGGCAAGTCGCGGGGGATAGTCCCGCAATCTTCCAGCATTTCGCGGGTGTAATCGGTGAAGTGCGATTCGCGAATCAGCGTTACGGGGTACCAATCCCCGCGCCATTGTTCATCCCCGCCGCTGCCCTTTAGTTCTTCTAGAACGGCGGCAAGGTTGTCTAGTTCGTTTTGTTCTTCGCGGCTAAATCCCACTTGATTGCAAACCCAGTTATCAAAGTCAACACCCTCATTTTCGGGCATAGAGTCGAATTCTTCGCGCAAGGATTCGCGGGTTTCGTCCAGTTCTTCTACGCGCTCTATGATGTCGCGCACGTCTATGATGTCAGCGGTTAAGTCTATTTCGGTTTTCATGGTTTTGCCTTTCAGTTGGTTAGTAATGTGTTGCATTGATTGGGGTTGTATCAGGCAGATTGTCAGTTGTCAAGCGTGACCTAAAAATAAATTTAGATGTCCATTGTCTGAGCGTGCTGCTCAATCGTGAAACCTAGCTTCTTGATCGTTTCGAGCGCGGCGCGGGTTAGCGTTTTCGTGCCGGTCAAGTCGCAAAATAGGCGCGATTGTGGACAAGCTGGATAGGCTTGCATGACCCCATAGATGGATTTGGTCTTAATGATGATTTTCATGGTGTTATTTCCAAAGGATGTCGAAGTAGGCGGCGGCAAGGATGGCAAGCCATACGCCAAGCAAGAGGGCTGTGAGCACGTCCCAAGTGAAATGGCGGCGCGGTTCGGGTTTGTAGTGCTGTCTCATTTTTTGACTCCATTTAGGCTTACTAGCCATTCAAGTATGGGCACGGCGCGGTACAGTTTTGTATTGATTGCCTTTGCCGTGTTTTCGTTGAACGTCTCAAAAACGGCTTGATTCGTTGCAAGATTTACGATAACCCATGATGCGGTTTTCATGCTGTCACCCCCTCAATGGCGGGTGCATCGGTGCATACGCACACAATACGCTCAAATTTAGGCGCGTTTTCTAGTGTGTGCACAGTTACATTTTTTCCGGTGTGTGTGTAGCTCTCAACGCGCATCGGTTTGCCGTGCACTTGGATAATTTGACCAATTTTGTATTGGGCTTTGGGGATAAACGCGAATCTCATAATGTGCCTTTCGTTGGTTTGCCCTTTCGGGCGGATAGGTTTGATTGTTAGAGACAATCCACAAGCCCACATCATGTAGGCTTATAGGTGTCACTTAGCCCTTAGATTTGGCAAAGCTCAAACCCTTTTCAAAAATCTCAGGAAAAGCCTTTGCAAGCCTTTCTGCATTGGAGCTATCCGCTTTTAGGTATGCTTCACCAATAAGGGCGGCAAAGCTACCATGTGCGCCAGTTGCAAGCTCTAAACTTGCCTTTAACATTTCATCGTGTGTCATATGATTTTCCTAGGTTGGTTGATTGCAAAATGACAATCCAGCAGCACCCATAAGATGCTGCTAGGTGTCACTTAAAAGTTGTAGTCGTAAAACCTTATAGGCGCATCAGACAATTTAAACTTTCCACCGTGCGCGTCTTTCCATCCGTCTTTGCTCAGGCGTATGCGCTTTACTGGGTTGCTAGTGTTGCTAGTGATAAACCATTTTTGATTGCGCTGATTAGAGCAATGGGCAGAAAACCCGCCAACATGAAAATCCAGCTTTACGGATTCGTCTCTTTCTGAATCCATGCGCCTGACTTCCATAGTTTTATCGCTGATCTTGCGGACAACTTCATAGGGTGTAACGTCTGAAAAGCCATATTGATTTGCGTACTGTGTCATTGCTGCGTGCTCCTAGTGGTGGTCAATGCGATATTGCATTACTACCGATACTAGTCACGAATCGACTTTCTCCTATAGGGTAAACCCTAATAAAACACAAAAAAATTACTGATCGTTTGTACAGTAAACAACAAAAAAGCCGGAAAAAGGCAGCGAAGCGCAATAGTTCCCTAGTTGTTCCCCTATAATCCACTGATCTTATATACAGTAAATGGATATGACGCTATCACGTAAGGCAATCAGGGAGGCATTGGAGACAACACCCATTGAAACGATATTGGGTGTGTCCGATAGAGCGCTCACACCCAAGATGAAGAAGTTTGCCAAGGAAGTTGCTAAGGGATCAACTAAGGCGGATGCATATCGCAAAGCCTACAAAGCCGATGCAAGCCAGCACACATTAGCCAGCAAGCCTTACGAGCTTATGCGCGACGAGAGAATTCAGGCAGAGATCAGGGCCTATGAGCTGGCAATACAAGCGGCGGAACATC